CCACAGCGAACAACGCAGTGTCTTCGGCCACCGCTGCGCAGAATACGGCCAACTCGGCTGTCACCACAGCCAACTCGGCGGTGACCAAGGCCAACGAGGCGAAGAGCCAAGCGGCCTCTGCGACAGCCATCGCCAACCAGGCGTTGAGCGCCGCCAACAACGCCGTCACCACAGCAACCGACGCTGCCACTCTGGCCTTGGACGCCCAAGCCAGCGCCGGCAACGCACAGAACGCAGCGAACAATGCTCAGATTGCCGCCGAGACGGCTGCAGCTGACGCACAGGCTGCGCAGGCCTCCGCTGCGAATGCTGAAGCAACCGTGTTGGAGATTCGTGACGACGTCCAAGCGATTACTGGCGCGGACTTCACGGACTTCGCCAAGAACTCCGAGAACCTGTCCGACCTGACCGACAAGGCGCTGGCACGGACGAACCTCGGGTTGGGCAACGTGGATAACACCCGCGATGTCGACAAGCCGATCAGCACGGCCATGCAGACGGCGCTGAATGGGAAGGTGGATACCACCACGTTCAACACGGCGGTGAACAACCTGAACACCTCGAAAGCGCCGCTGGCCTCGCCGGTGTTCACTGGCAACCCGACCGCCCCGACGCCGGCCGCGACCGACAACGACACGTCACTGGCCACCACGGCGTTCGTGCGGGCGGCGATGGCGTTGTTTGGGGTGGGGGCTAATGGTCCGGGACTCACTACAACCGCCGACTTTCAAACGCCTGGCGAATACTCAGGTGAGCTGAGTATTGATGGGTTGCCGGCTGGTGTTGGGGGTCGGGCGATCCAAAAGTTTATTGGCAGCTCAACTTACGGGGTGCAGCTGCTGCTCGATGCCAACGACACAGATCCCTCTGCGCCAGATCTTTTTTTGGCTAGGAACTGGCGAGGCGGCGTTCCAATTGGAGACTTCAAGCGGTTCTGGCACACCGGCAACCTCGTTAAGCAGACGGGACCGACTGACACCACTGCTGGTTCGCTGATGACGGTTGGGGCGTTTGGTCTTGGCGCTGCGACGCCGCCACGGGTAGACGACATTGATGCCATTTCTTCCACCATGTTGTTCACAGTCGGCGGTGGGAATGCACAGAACCCGTTCGGCGGGACTGGGGCATCTGGCCTCCACTTCCAAGAAGGCGCCACATACGGCTGGCAGCTTCTAGGAGCTGACGGAGGAACGTTCGCTTTGAAGGGGCGTATCAAGTCAGGTGGGGTATGGGGACCATGGCTGAGCCTGCTTCATACCGGCAACACCGGCACCGCAGCCACCAAGAACATCACCGTTTCAACCGCAGCCCCTTCTGGCGGTTCCGATGGCGACATCTGGATTCAGTACTAAGGAGTTGCAATGGGCTTGAAAGTAAAAGCCGGGGGCGTCTGGAATGACGCCTCCAAGGTCCATATCAAACTGAACGGTGCATGGCAGACCGCAAAGCAACTGTGGGCCTATGCCTCTGGCGGGTGGCGCAGCGCTTGGCAGAATGAGATCCGCTACATCAACACCGCAGACAGGACTTCAGCCAGCATCTACGCACTGATGGGTTCTCCAACTGAGCCCGGCGATTATGTCTTCGAGAATCAGGCAACTATCTCGGCGGGCTCTGGGAGTTACGCACTCCGCACAGGGGTGTTCCCTGCTGGATCGACGCTCAAGATTATCAACAAGGGGTACATCAGGGGCAGAGGAGGCACTGGCGGCCCCTATAACGGCGCTGGAGGCGCTGGGGGCACTGCCCTGTACATCGACTATCCCTGTGAACTCGATAATGGAGCTGGATACATCTACGCAGGGGGTGGAGGTGGCGGCGGATCAAGATCGTACTCAAGCTCATTCTACAAAGGAGCTGCTGGTGGAGGTGGGGCCGGGACTCCAGGTGGAGCACTTGGAGGAAGCAGCGTCACAACAGACACTTCTCTCACTACTTTAACCCAGCCAACTGTAGGTGGTGCGACTGCCGGAGGTAATGGCGGAGTAGCGAAGGTAATTGTTGGGACGTTCAACGACTACAACTACGGAGGTGCAGGTGGAGGCCTTGGCGCAAGCGGCGCTGCTGGAACCTACGCCTATGTGAGCTTCACCTACTCCAGACAGAATTATCCAGGAGGTGCAGCAGGCACTGCTATCGCCAAGAACGGTAAGGACGTAACCATTACCGCAGGCAACAACACAACTCGTATCAAAGGAGCAGTCGCATGACGGACTTCAAGATCCTGTCAATCGACGAAAACGCAAAGAGCATGGTTATTGATTGGGGCTATGTAACGCTCAATCATGACATCCCACTCTACATCTTGGAGAACCCTGAACTAACCGAAGAGGAAATGCTTCGGTTCATCTCGTATATGAGACCTCCGGTTCCGGTTGAGCTGACTGTGCCGGATAAGTTGCGAAAGTTGGCCACTGCGGCTGAAGTTGCTGTAGAGGACAAGGCCATGGAAGTTCGCGTACAGCGTAACGCTCTGTTGGATTCAACCGACTGGACTCAGTTGGCAGATTCTCCGGTTGACAAACAAGTCTGGGCAGATTATCGCCAGCAACTTCGGGAAGTCCCTCAACAACCAGGGTTCCCTGACTCGGTTGTCTGGCCGGAGGCCCCTGCTTGATGGATCAACAGCGTGACCGTGAACCCTCTTCCGTTGCCTACCTCCTCGGGCAACTGACCGCAAAGGTCGATCTTCTCCTCTCCAACCAACAGTCCTACAACGAACGCCACGACGAGCTGGAGCAGCGCGTCTCCGTCCTGGAGCGGGACAAAGCCAAGATCCTTGGCGCAGTCCTGGTCATCTCCACCGTCATTGGGTTCGTTGCCAACTACTTCCTCTGACACATGCAAAACCTCCGCTCCCTCATCAAGCACCATGAGGGGGTCCGGGCGAAGCCTTACCTCTGCACTGCAGGGAAAACCACCATCGGCGTAGGCCGCAACCTCGATGACCTCGGTCTGTCCCCGGACGAGATCGATTACCTCTTCGAGAACGACCTGCGCCGCGTGGAGCTAGAGCTTCACCGAGCCTTCCCATGGGCGAAATCCCTCGACGCTGTCCGCTACGCCGTGGTGGTGGACATGCTCTTCAACCTCGGCCTTCGCCGCCTCCAACTCTTCCGCAAGTTCCTCGCCGCAATGGAGAGGCACGACTGGCAGACAGCTGCCGTAGAGATGATGGACTCCCGTTGGGCCAAGCAGGTGAAGAGCCGCGCCACCCGGCTGCGGGACATGGTTCTCACTGGCCAATGGCCCAAGGACTGACATGGCGAAACGCAAACGCGACTACGCCAAGGAATACCGCGAATACCACTCCAAACCGGAGCAGATAAAGAGACGAGCGTCTCGCAATGCAGCCCGCCGGCTGATGATCCAGAAGGGCCTAGCCCGCAAAGGCGACGGCAAAGACGTCGACCACAAGAACCGCAACCCCCTCGACAACTCCCGAACCAACCTTCGGATCGTCTCCAAGAAGACGAACCGGGGATGGCGACGCAATGAAAAAGGAAAATCCTGATGCTGCTGAAACTACTCCTGAAGGTCCTCACCACTGAGGCCGCGAAGCAACTGGCCGTGTACGCAGCGGCTGAACTGGCCAAGCGCACCGACAACGCCATCGACGACACCGCTGTACGCCTCATCGCCAAGACCCTCGGCGTGGCTGCTCCGGCTCTGGAGGTGACTGATGGCCAAGCGTAAGGCTGCTGTCGACACCGGCCTGACCGACCTGCAGAAGCGCGAGGAAGAGCTGAAGGCCGCTGGCCTCGAATACGAGGTCTTCGAGTACCCGCACGGCTACCTCGACCTCCTGTACCGCGACGCCGACGGCAACCGCGTGAAGCAGGAGTACCGCCCGGATGGCCGGGAGATTCTCCGTGACAACTATGGTGTAGAGGTCCAATGAGCGACACCCTGAAGGATGTCCTTGACCTGCTCCATTCGGAACTGGCCCGCTCTCTCTTGAAGCGGGTCCAGTCCGGCGAGGCCTCGGCCAGCGATCTGAACGTGGCCCGCCAGTTCCTCAAGGACAACAACATCGATTCCTCGGTCAAACACGACCCGCATTTGGCCGCTCTGGCCGCCGCTGCAAGCCATCTGGACGAAGACGACGTTCAGGCAGGCCCTCTCCATTGACCCCCGCTTGAGACGCCTCTGAGGCCCTCTCCGGGGCGTCTGGAGTCCCGCCTTACATGACCCCTCAAGAGCTTGATCGGAAGATCAGGAGCAGTTTCGGCTTCTTCCTGGTCATCATCTGGAAGCACCTCAACCTCCCCAATCCCACTTGGATTCAGAAGGACATTGGAGACTACCTCCAGTACGGCCCCACACGCCTCATCATCATGGCGTTCCGTGGGGTAGGGAAGAGCTTCGTTACCTCTGCCTTCGTCCTCTGGCTCCTCTACTGCAACCCCCAACTCAAGATCATGGTGGTGTCCGCTTCCAAGGAGCGGGCAGACTCCTTCTCGACGTTCACCAGACGTCTCATCGATGAAGTGCCCATCCTGCACTTCCTGAAACCCAAGCCCGAGCAGCGTGACTCGAAGATTGCCTTCGACGTTGGCCCTGCCACGGCTGACCACAGCCCCTCAGTCAAATCGGTCGGTATCACCGGCCAAATCACTGGTAGCCGTGCAGACGTCATTATTGCCGACGACGTTGAAGTCCTGAACAACTCAGCCACCCAAGGCGCTCGGGACAAGCTAGGCGAGCTGGTGAAGGAGTTCGATGCGGTCCTCAAGCCGCTGAAGACCTCCCGGATCATCTACCTCGGTACGCCGCAGTGTGAGATGTCCCTGTACAACACCCTCTGCGAGCGAGGCTACAAGCGCCGCATCTGGCCTGCACGGTTCCTCGACGACGCCGGCATGGCCAAGTACAAGGGTGACCTGGCTCCCTGCATCAGCGATGCGTTCTTCAAGGACCCGACGCTGGTAGGGCAGACCACCGAGCCTCTGCGCTTCTCCGACGAAGACCTCGACCGACGCCTTCTTTCCTACGGCAAGGCTGGCTTCGCCCTGCAGTTCATGCTGGATACGAGCCTCTCGGATGCCGACAAGTACCCGCTGAAGCTCAGCGACCTCATGGTGATGTCCGTCGACCACCGGAAGGCTCCCATCGACTTCACTTGGGCCTCTGGCAGCAAGCAAGTCCTGGATCTGCCCACGGTGGGTCTACAGGGTGACCGCTACCACCAGCCCCTCTGGATGGCCGACCAGACTGCCGAGTTCCAAGGCTCGGTGATGTTCATCGACCCCTCTGGTCGAGGCAAAGACGAAACAGCGTATGCAGTGGTGAAGTTCCTCCACGGCTTCCTGTTCCTCGTTGCCCTCGGAGGTCTCCGTGACGGCTACACACCGGAGACCATGGAGACGCTGGCACGAACCGCCAAGGCCCATGGCGTCAACTTCATCCGGGTCGAGAGCAACTTCGGTGACGGCATGTTCACTGAGCTGCTGAAGCCTCACCTCCAGCGCATCTACCCGTGCGCCATCGAGGAGGAACGATCGGTAGGCCAGAAGGAGCTGCGCATCATCGACACACTGGAGCCGGTGCTGATGCAGCATCGCCTCATCGTCGACCCTCGGGTCATCGAAGAGGACTACCGGCAGTGCGAGCAGGACCTCAAGTACTCTGCCTTCTACCAGCTCACCCGCATCACCCGAGACCGGGGCGCACTGGCCCACGACGACCGCCTGGAAGCGATTGCAGGGGCCGTAGCGTATTGGGTGGAGCAGATGGCTAGGGATGGTAAGGTCGAGGCTGAAAAACACCGGGAAGAGCTGCTGCAGCGCGAGCTGGAGGGCTTCGTCCACGGCATCATCGGCTTCCCCTCTGTCGACGACGACATGGGGTGGCTGCACCTCTGACACCACGGAAATTCCACTCCTCTGGAGCCCAGTATCCATGCGGGTTCCAGGGGAGGGTATTTACCCCCAGTACTAGGGAAGGGGGAAAGAAAGAAAAAAGGAAAGACACCTATAAGATACCTCTAAGAGTCCTCCCCGACATCGCTCCTGACATCGCTCTGCGCTGACGCACAGACCTCAGCCAGGAGCAGTGGTGTAGGTGTTTTCCCTTTGCTCTCTCTCTTTTGGTCACGGTCTCTCCTCACTTACCCCTGCAGGTTCTCCTGTGGGGGTTTTTTTGCTACCTTGAAGACAACACCCAGTTGTCCGCTCAAGAGGTAGTCGTTGCAGTGTCTGACCTAAGCCTTTCCTCACTGATGATTGCCCTCAACTCCTTGGGAGAGAGGTACGCCAAGAGGCCCTCCCTCACCGAGCTTGTGCTGCTGACCATCATTGCTGAGAATCCCGGCATCACCCAAACGGACATCCGTGAGCGGTTCAACACGGGCCTCTCCAGACAGGCCATGGCGACGTACATAGGCCGTCTTCGGGACGACTATGACGACCCACTGGTGACTGACTTGGAGGACCCTGCAGGAGGCCGGAAGAAGTTCATGGCCGTCACCAAGGCAGGGAAGGGCCTGTACGAGGAGTTGTTAGGAGCACTGAAGGGAGCTTGAAGGAAATGAGGTTGCTGGTTGCTGTAGCTGCTGCGCTGTTTGCCGTGTCTGCAAATGCCAAAGATATCGAATGCACGCTGCACTCACTGAAGGACGGAGACACCATAGGGGAAATGCAGGTGTCGGTCCTCGGATCGTCCTCGCTGATCTACTCGAAGGAGCCCAAGAAGGATCGGGAAGGCTTCTTGAGCGTCCTCTTTGAGCATCACAGCGATCCGCCCTACGACGACAGCCTCTCCCTCTACCTGATCCAGCAGAACACCAAAGGGACCGAGTTCGCTCCCTTGACGTTGGTCGTGAACTGGACGAAGGGGACCATGAAGAGCTACGTCGCGGATGCCGACAGGGCGAGTTCGTGGAGGTGTCGTAGGAGGGACTGAAAGGGCACGCCGGGACCTTTTTGGCTGAAAAATCTGAGCGGTCTTTTGTAATGGCCGCGAGCCGAGTGTCCCCCCCGTGGGGGGCCTGGGCGGGCTCTTTCCTGGCACCCTGGGGCCTCCATCCACACCAAAAGCCACACCAGCCACCGCTAAGTCATTGATTTACAAGGGTTTTCCACGGATTAGCTATCCGTTGGGCATCATCGCGGCAGGCTGCAAGGGCACCGCAAGGCACAACATCTAGGGCCTGCCATGGCCTGCAGCCACTACATATAGGGATGCACTTTTGCTCCCCTGTAGTTTTCTTTCCGGCCACCTTTCGCCACCCGCCAGGATTGCCACGCCAGCGCCCCGCAAGCGCCCTACAAGCCACGCAAAGACCATCGGCCAGGCCTACCTATTGGCCAGCCGGGTTCTACCCCGTTAGCACGGACACTTTCAAGTAAGCTCACACCGAGCTGAAGGAGTGTTCATGAAGCGCAAGAAATACAGTCCCGAGTTCAAGCGGGAAGCCATCGAGCTAGTTCGTCGTTCA